ATTGTGTACTGCGTAGACCTTGCTTGACTGGTTGTAGTTGATGTTCTGGAAGATGTAGTCGCCAACATCCGACACCAAGGGCTTGACATAGCCGTCATAGACCCAGAAGCCTGACTTAGACATCCACATGGCTGCCGTATCAATGGCTGCGACAGCCTGAGATGAGATCACGCCACAGCCTGATCCTGCCTTCTCAAAACTGTACACATAAGGCAGACCGATGTATGTCGCCACATGGACATCTACATCGGTAAACAGAAGATTGATACCCCTGACGCGCTTACCGCACTTCAGAGAGCCGACAGAGTTGATCTCAAAGTCACCCGCCTGATTGGTAGTCGATGGTGTCCAAACGGTATTGTTTTCTTGGTCACACCATGAGACCTTGCGTGGATTGCCTGACGCGCCAAGACCAAAGACAAAGCGCTCTGCCGTGGTCATTACGGCAGCACAAGAAGTAGGTGCATTCGTGATGGCGACAGCCTTTGTGGGGGTTGCAAAGCCTAGTTGCCACTCCAAGAGTTGACCGTCAGCACTTGAACACGCAACCAAATACTCGCCCCAAGCGTCCATCGTCCAAGTAGTCGCTGGGGTAAGACTTCCTAAGTCTGGACGCGCCACACCATAAGAATAAGAGCCATAAGTGCCGTAGCCGTAACCAGTCTTTAGCGTTGCGTCTGTAATGCCAGATGTAAAGGTTGTGGGAGTGATATCCTTTAAAACACCATCTTCATTCATCACATAGAGTTTTGTAGGCGTACCAGCAACAATCCATCTTCCATTAGAGTTATCACGCCAAGTAATTAAACCGCGAGCAGTTCCAGTCATTTGACTAGTTGAGCGCTTACGCCACCCGCCCCAAGGTCTCAATGTGTTCTCAAACCAACGCACAAGGTTCGAGTCATACCAGCGCCCCGCAGACTGGTACTCAGTACCGTTGCGGTAAACGCCAGCAGGGATTTTGATTGGTACGAGTGCCATAGGGTCTAATTATGCTGAAAGATTGGAGACAAATGTCATTGTCGCAACGACTGATGCAGTTGACGGTCTAGTCGGTGAAGTTCCAACAGGGTAGGCTTGGATGGTAACGGCAGTGTTTGGAGTTGACCACCAAATCTCAACAAAGTCGTTAGTGTTGAGGGTTACAAAGTAGTTCCACCCCACAATGGTGTGACCACTTATACCGCCATGAGAACTCGGAATTCCAACAAATCCAGCAGAACCTGCTATGTCAGTTCCAGCGCCAGATGAGTCCTGACGCAGCCAGATACTGACATCATGCTCTTGCGTGTCAGAGTTATCAAATTGGACGCTGAATTGAAGGTTATAGATTCCAGCCTGAGCCACAGTCAGCCTCGATGCCTTACCGCCACTCGTTACGACAGTCACCCCATTAGCAAAGTCTGTCGTGTTGAATGTCATCACCGTGGCGGTGTTAGCCGTAGCCGTTTGGTCTGTCGTGTCCTGAAATGCCCCGTAAGGGTTATTTAGAAACCTACCACCGCGAGGTGACGCAAGGGACTGCAAGGCATTAGTCAACTTCAAGAAGAATGTACGCAAGGCAGCATTCGTCTGTGCGACCGTCAACCTGTCGTAACTATCCTGCGGATTAGGCAGGTCTGGTACGGCTGGAGTCTGGAGCTGCTGGTAGAAGTTCGTCATAGAGCCTTAGCGTATTCCTCTTGACTCAACAAGCCGACTGCATATTTGTTTTGCGGTCTAAAGATGGTGAGTTTCTGTCCACGCATCTCAGGAGCAAAGGAGATATGAGTCCAAGACGCATACTCATGGATCATCTGGTCAAACTTGATACCTGCTGCCTCGATAGCCTTACAGACCTCCAAAGGACTACCAAAGCCCTTAGATGTGAAGTCGATAGCCCAGCCGTCCATGTGTGAGCTGATCTTCGATCCACCCACAGCGACATTGACCTCTGGCAGACGCAACCAAGAATTAACATTGATTGGCTTGCCAAGTAACTTCCTGACCTCTTCCATCCCAGCAGCAGCCTTCTTCATGTTCTCTAACTGCTGTGGTGAAGGCTGGTTATTGATACCCAAACGGGTTGCGGTATCAGAGTGAGTCGCCTCCTCAAGACTAAAGTGTTCACTTAGTTGCATCATCTTCTCCCACAATGGCTTTTGCAATGGCAGTTGACGCCTTGCGTCCTGAGATACCGCCCATAGTGCCGACACCCATAAATGCAATGGCTTTCAAGATTTCAAGGAATACACCGTCGATAGGTGCGAGTTCTGGGTCTTGCTTCTCAAACCCGATCAGGTACAAGACACCAAACGCAATGCCTAGAACCATGATGGTGATCGACTTGACGACGAAAGCCCAGACTTGGACTTCGACCTCTTCCACCGTCAGTTGTGGACGATTAGCCCTAGCCAACATCATTTGCTTTAAAAATTCAATCATTTGCGTTTCTCCATTACCTTCTCAACAGTTCTGCCACCAAAGTAAGCCAACATGATCAGTTGACCCCACTCACCCAATAACTTCACATAGGTCTCGTTCACATTGATACTGAAAGCAGACATCATGGCGAATAAGAAGTACGCGCTCAGGATCGCTATAAGGGTCAATGGACGAATGTTTTTTGATAGGTAGGAGTCAGACTTCATGTCTGCTTCCCAGCGCTTTGTAACGGCTTCTAATTCAGCCTTGGCAAAGTCTGCCTCTACCTCTGCAAGTTTTGCCGTCGCTGCTGGATCGCCAGCAATAGCCTTTGCAACGGCATCAACGCTATCAGACACGCCAAACTTACTAGCCAAAGCGGTAACAGCAGCGCCACCCATAGGACCAGCGACAGCCATTGCCAGCGTGGGTGCGACACCCTTGAGAAGATTGAGTAAGTCATTCATTGCTCTGCCTTTCCATTAACCTTAATTGTCGGTTTATTTGTCTCTCTTTTTTCTCCAACCTAATCTCGGCTTTTTGTATCTTGATCCACATACTGATCAAGACTGGCGTGATGATTAAGACAATCGTCAGCATTACACACACAAGGATCAGAATGCTTCGATAAATGAATTTATCCATACTGCGTATAGCCAAGAAACTACGAGCAGCGTGATAAACAATCCCATGCCAAGCTCAATCTTTTCTTGTCTGAACCTTTCCTGTCTGTAAGCCTCTATCTGTCTCCTAATTCTAATTTGTTCCTTGCGTTTTTGTTGTTCTGCTTGAACCTTTGAATAGATGCTGTTGTAGTTCTCCCAGAGTGGTCCGAGTTGATAAGGCACATTTGCACCCCTCATCATTCCACTCAACTTGACATAGCTCTGGTCTAGTTCGTTTTTGTAAACAGAGAGTTCCAGAATCGTCTCAGGGTCTGGGTCACTACTTGCAAATACTTCTTCATATTTGATTTCCACATACTCAGTTAACTCCTTGTGGTGTCTGAAAAAAGCACCTAAGTGCTTAATGAATTGCTGGACGATCTCGGCTTCATTAGGAATGTGGGTTGTGTAGGTTTCCTTCTTTTTCGCCACAGGCTTTGCGTCTGTGGCTGCTGGCTTGGACTCGGCTGGCTTTGAACCACCAAATAATCCGCTAAAGAATCCCCATATCCCTTTGACTTCCTTTGCGATTGCTTGGGCATCATCGGTTGCCTTCTTTATCTTCTGTACAGCGACCTTGCCCTGAGACAAGGCGTCGCAACAGTAAGTGATCCCGTCATAAGCCAGTTGCATTGCCTTGAAAGCAGCGCCAATGGTGATGGGATCAAACACATCACTTCTTTATGTCTTTATAAATCTGGTAACACTTGTGGCAGATCATCAAGACCGTGTAGATCAGAGTCGCCCAGATCAAGACTTCGCTGACTTGAAAGCCAGCGACAGTCGCCAATGACACGCCTACTGGCGGTGCTGCCTTGGCAGCAATAGCCCCTACGGTTTCTTCTTGGTGTGTCATGATGTTGTATCCGCAGGCTCAGGCGTGTTGCCTTCAGCCACCCACGCTAAATAGGCTTGGTAGTCTGTGTTAGCGGGGTCAAATGGGATGCAAGCATTGTCTGTTGTACGGATTACAGATGTAACTTCTGCGCCTTGAAATACTGGTTTACATTGTTTATACATTACAACTCCGCTGATAAATCTATATATGCAGTACTTGCATTTGCTATCCAAGCGCAAGCAGAACCAGAACCAACAGTACCAGAAGCCATTTGAGGACTAACAATACCGCTAGTTGTGCCTAAAGAACTAGAAGAAATTCCAGAAACTGTATAAGAGGTAGGGGTGTTAATTAAAGTGTTTGATTGCGTTATTGTTGGGCTTGACCTCATCTGTACGGGGTATGTAATTTGACACAACGGAACAGCACTGCCATCACCCCGACCCATTCCAAAACCAGCATTAGTTGCATTTGCTAACCATTTTTGATAATAGCGCCAACATAAAATCCATTCAGTACCATAAGGTCTGTAATCAAAAGATGTTGCGGTACTGCCTTTTTCTAGTTGTACGCCTGTGATGTAGAAGGTTGCGCCATTTGTGCCGACTACGCTTGTTGCGCCTGTGGCTGAATAGTAGTTTGCTGTAGCCCAAGCATTTGCAGTTCCGCTAAATGTAGAACCAGCGCCTAAAGAAAAAATAACATTTAAGCCTCGACCATTGTCAGTTAGCCATGTGCCTGTTGTATCTCCAGCAATAGTGATTGATTTTTGCTCCCAAGTATTTGCAGATGAAATCGTGTAAGTGAATGGGTAAGAGCGAGTTCTACCTGAGTTTTGTAGCGACCCACCAAAAGTTCCCGTTAAAGAACTACGAACCCAAAATGAAATAGTAAAAGTAGATGCGTTAGCAGTACCAAAGCCCATATCTGCTACGTTATAGCCTTCAATAAATT